ACGCAAGACCAGAATCATTTTTTCGCCTTGTCTGACTGCGTGCTTTGATCGAACCCAATCCACGGTTTTGTTGTCATATTGATCCTTCACACCCCACCTCCCACACTCCACAACGCTCTAATCCGCTGCTCGCTATACTGATCAATCTTGCTCATATCCAGATTCTTGTACTCGTACTGCTTTGGTTTGGGAGTACGTTTTGAACTGGCTCTACGCTTAGCCTTGCTGCATGTGAAGCAGAGGCATGTTGATTTGTGGGTCATACGGCCTCCTTAAATTCAGCAGGACATTCCTGGGTGGCTTGAATCAAAGCGCGGATCACACTTAATCCCTTTTCTTCAAGCTCTTTAGCACGCTGATCAATCCACGCCTTAGCCTCAGGGCTGATCTGTGGAAATTTAGGCTTACTGATAGGTACCGCCTTGTACTCAATTTGAGGTGGTGCCGGAATGACCTCGTCCTTAAACCCTCTACTCTTTGCTTCAGCAACCAAGCGCAGATAGCAATCACGAAAGGCATAAAAGTTTTGCTTATTCGCATCGACATACTGGCTCTTATTGATACGCACCATCTCATACGCCTGCTTAGCAAGACTGCTGATGGATGTAGTGCCATTTCCATGATCAAACTTAACTGCCTGCAACCAAGCTTCGTTTTCGGTCAAGTAAGGACTGGCTGCTTCACACCACGCTCGGAACTCAGGAATGCTTGGGCAGAACACACTGGTTTTCATACGATCAAAACCAGCCTGCAACTCCTGAACCGATAAACCAGACAGACATTCAGTCATGGCGTATGCAATTTCCTGCGGATCCACTCCCGCCCACTGATCAACAAACTTTTTGCCATACATGCCGCGCATTCTTGAAATCAGGCGTAATGCATCTTCGAAGGTGAACTCACGCATGACCCACCTCCTCAATCAATAGATTCTTTTTTGGTGTAATGTCCCTCAGCTGGGTACCACCACCATTTAGGAATTCATCCCACTTCTGTTGTTCGGAAGTGGTTTTGGCTACTGCTGTCTGATATGGGGTTTTTGGTTGAGCAAGAGGTGTTCTTTGCTGGCGCTCGATCCATTCAAACGCTTTACCCAAAATCTGGTTTTTCACCATCTGGTGTTTATGTGAGTAAGCATCTTGAAGTTTGATGATCAAAATATTGAGTTTATCTTGAGAGATTGGTTTAAGACCTCCCATCTGTAATCTTGTATTCACGTCAACCAGAGAGAGATCAAACCGTGGGTCACGGTTATCTGTATTCAGGTTTCCGGAATCAGGAATCAGGTTAAGGGAATCAGGAATCAATATATCAGCAGGGTTAGACTGAGGCTTGTCTAGGACTTGACTAGGGTTGTTAACTTCATCGCCATAGCCCTCTGTATTTAATTGTTTTTCCTCATCTTGACTCTGAGTGCCTTCTCCAGACTCACCAGGCTCACCCGATTCTTGACTAGGTTCAGCACTAGGCTTGCCTGAGACAAGACTAGGGTTAAACCGAGGCACATCATTTACACCCTCTTTGTGATGTGGGTTTTGGTGTTTAGTAAATTTAGGCAGAAAAATACACTTGCGATTCTCAGCAATGTAGCGAACCAAAAACTTGTTAGCCTGAAGGTCATCAAGCATCTGATCTACATTTACATCATCAGCTGGAAATAGTGCCATTTTGATCTTTTTAGGCTTGTCTTCTAAGTATCCTTGGCGGTCACATAAAGTCCATAACCCAATGAACAGAAGGCGTGTTTCAAAAGAAAGCTCTACTAGATCCTCGTTGATGAAGAATGAAGGCTTAATATTGCGTGCTCTAGCCATTACTTACACCCCTCGTCATAGATCCACAGTGCTGGTCTGCTTCCAAGGCGCATACAGATGACGCCTGTTCCCTTGGTGCGAATAATCACACCCAAGTCATGCGCACATTGGTGATCTGTAATGTCGTATCCCTTAGCTTTCATTCGAGCAACAACCCCTTTTGTGTAAGGTCGTTTACCTTGAGCTTTGGCATCTTTAACGCATTGCAATACATGATTTTGACGCTCTGTAAGATTTGTACTCATACCACCACCCCTTCACTTGTCAGCTTTTCAATAACCCAAGCTTCACCTTTTGTTGTGAACATTGGCTGAGAGAAGCCCAGCTCAGTCTGCTTAAGTTCACCGAAGCCTTGATCTATGAACCACTGTTTAAATACGCGGGCACGCTTCACGCCATGGCTGTAGACATTCAATCTGTCGAGCAGCTTGTTCATTGCCATAGCAGACATACGGAGTTTCTGAGCCACTTGGGTTGCATTCAGTAGGTTTGAACGCTCTACCACGGTGTCGAAGTACTGAACCTTAGGTGCTGCGATTTCTAATTGGCGCGCTTGGTCTGCTGCGAGTTGAAGAGCTTCGGCGAAGGATTGGGGTAAGCGAGTTGCGCCTTCTAATTCTTGCCAGCGCTTAATAATTGCCATTCGAAGTGGTGCTGAATATCCAGCAACCAGACAAAGAGTTGTTTCTTTGTCTAGTCGATATTCGGTTTGCTGACGATTCATTGAATCAAAATAGATATGAGCAAAATTGCTCACATCTACCATTAGCTGATTGCACATCACTTCAATGTCGCGTTTGACATCTGGATGGCGTTTTAAACACAGCTCAGCAATCTCCAGACTGGACATTGTTTTCACTTGTGTTATATTTAGCTGAATCTTAGTATTCATCTATTAACTCCATGAGTTGGTAGGTAAAAAAGCCTGATCTGAACCATCAGGCTTTTTTGTTTTTGATAAACGGAAGGCCAAGAGCTGGCTTGATCTCATAACCGGCCACAACCTCTCCGTTTCTGAGCTCCAGATAAATTTCCCGTTTCTTTCTTATGGCAGCACTAACAGCTGTTTGATGGCATCCAATTTTGTCGGCTGCCTTCATCTGTCCGTCACGCTCCACCATGTCCTTTAAAAGTATCGTTTCCATAGAAATAACATTGTTAGTGGAAAACGATTAAATACTAACATTGCTATTATCTACTTGCAATAACATTGTTATTTGTTGTTTAATAATAACGTTATTAAGATTTAATGCACCAAAGGGTAGAAATAGAAATGTGCATCATGATTAGGAAACCGCTTTCACCTGAACGCCAGCAAGATGCTGAACGCTTGAGAAGCGCTTGGGAGAACTTCAAAGCTGCCGCAAAGAGCAAAGGTAAGAAGGTCACTCAGGAAGACGTGTCCGATGCATGCGGCTGGAATACGCAAGGAGCCTTTAGTGCATACCTGAACGGGCGCACACCATTAAATTTAGATGCTTTAATTAAGCTATCTAATTACTTCGGTGTGCCTGCCAATGAAATCAGCCCCGAATTGGCGGCTGGTTTAGAGTCTGCACTTGTAGAGATTACAGACTATGCAGATAACAATATTGAAATAGCTGACTTTGATGGCCTTAAGCGAGTCCCTATCCTTACTTATGTACAAGCAGGGAACTGGCGGGAGGCGATACAAATGCCATCGGATAATTTTATTTTTGTTAGTGTGGATGTGAGTCCTAATTCATTTGGCGCTTATGTTATTGGAGATAGCATGCTGCCAGATTTTAGGGATGGTGACTTGATTATTATTGATACTCAAGTGAAGCCGCAGCCTACTGATTTTGTAATGGCTGAAGATCCAGAGGGTATTACATTTAAGAAATACCGTTCACGCGGAATCAATGAAGAAGGAAAAGAAGTTTTTGACCTGGTGCCATTAAATCCAGACTTCCCTATTATTCGCTCAGATCGAAGCCGTGTAGAGATTATTGGTACTGTTGTGGAGCATAGAAGAATGTTTAAAAGAGCTGCACGTTACCACTAAACAATAACTTTATTATTAATAACCCGCCATTGAGCGGGTTTTTTTGTAACTCAATTATTAAAATACTAAAAATTACTAGCATTGCTATTGCATAATAATAATAACAACGTTATTATTTTTCTATCAACAAAAAATAAAGCCCCAACGTTGTTCCACCAACTTGAGGCCCGACCCACCCTAGTGAGTGAATTAATTATGAATGCAAATAATGATGAAGGCAAGTTGATTAGCGGGAAAGAGGCCTATCGCCTTATAGGTGAAGGTGTGGATATTTTAGCAAGTGTTTATCAGCCTGATGGCTCTATGCAATGGGAAGATGCAAAGCATTTACCTGCATGTGACATTCTTAACGATGGTTTTAAATTCCGCCTCGCCCCTCGCACTATCGCAATCAACGGCATTGAAGTGCCTGCGCCTTTTAAGCCTAAGCCAAATGAAGAATTTTACAATATACAGCCATGCAATGAATCTGGGTGGATGGGTGACAAGCTGGGATATACACCTGGGTATTGCGATAGATGGACTCAATTCGGCGCATGGCGCACTGAGGAAGAAATCAAACAAGTCGTTGCTGCCCTTCGCCAAGTGTTCGGAGGTGCTGTATGAACGCCAAACTCATTACCCTGCTTACAGCTTCGTTAATCACAGGCTGCAACTACGCCGATGCAAGTGGGCCTATTGCGGTAGAACAACAAGAACAGGTCAGTATTGTTTCTCCTTCCTACCATGTCGTGAAGATCGATTCACGCTGCTCAGACTTCTGCCCTGCAACACTAGCAACAGAAGATGAAGAATACGAAATCAAGGTCGAGTTCAAGTACTCCACTTTTGATGATGGAAATGGCGTGGGTTACTCGGCTGTCGGTGCTGAAATTGAAGAAATGGAGATCATTGCAGTTGAAGATCAGCTTGGTGAAGAAGTGAATGCCTACATCGACCAGTTTGAGATTGAGCGCATTAATGACGCGCTGGTTGAGGGGATTTTGAAGGAGGCGGTATGAACGCAAACGTCACAACAACGATTGAACTGGCGCGGCTTAAACAGAAACTCAGCAACACGGTTGAGCAGTTAAAAGCTATGTCAAATGACGAAACTGTAGTTACTACCGGCCCGAGTTGGATTCACTTGCGATATGTCGGACGTGGCTCGGAGCAGATACAGCTCGACTTAAATGAACAGTATTCAATGAAGTTGAGACTAGTTTATCTGACTGAAACTCTGGCGCGGCTGGAGCGGGTTTTGAAGGATTGGGAGACGGTGTGATGGAAGTTCAACACAAAAGAAAGCTTCTTGAGGCAGTCGATATTTTAGTGCGTCGCCCTGCTGCTGCAAATGAAACCACACTTGCCGAGGCATTAGCTTATTTCAAGATGCTAGTGGAAGAGGTAACGCAAGAAGAAGTGATTGTTCACTACGTAAATGCATCTGAAAGCGATTTGCCATTTTAGGAGAAGAATATGAATGCAGAATTACAAATATTAGAACAGAACGTGATAGTTGCTGCTTTCTCTAAAGCTGGCGGCACTGATGAGTTATTTGAGCACATCGCTCAACAGGTGCGCTCTCATGTGCCAGATGTCACAACAAAAAAAGGACGTGATGCTATCGGCTCACTGGCTATGAAGATTAGTAAATCGAAAACACTAATTGAAAAGTGCGGTAAAGAATTGGTAGCTGAACAAAAGGCGCAAATTAAGGTCATTGATGATGATCGAATTGCTGTAGTTAAGAAGTTTGACGATCTTCGCAATGAAATTTTGGCGCCGCGTGATGCTTGGGAGCAGGCTGAAAAGGATCGTGTGGCAAAGCATGAAAATGCAATTCAGGCAATTAAAAACTTTGCCAATAATGATTTTTTGATTACTGCCAATTCATCAATGATCGAAGGCGCTTTAGCTGCACTCAATGATCAGGTGGTCGATTCTTCATTTGAAGAATTTGAGGAACAAGCAAAGATTGCAAAGTTCGAAACGCTTGATATTTTGCGTAAAGCATTAAACGAAACTCAAGTGCTGGAAGCTGAAAAAGCTGAACTAGAGCGCTTACGCAAAGCTGAGCAAGAGCGTCTTCAATGTGAACATGAAGAGCGTATTGCCCGTGAGGCTACTGAAAAAGCGACCCGCGAAGCCGAAGAAAAAGCACGTTTTGAAGCTGAACGTGTACAACGTGAAAAGGCTGAGGCAGAACAGCGCGAAGCTCGATTAAAGGCTGAAAAAGAAGCTGCTGAATTACGCGCTGTGCAAGCTGCTGAAAATGAACGCAAGCGTATTGGGGTTGAACAGGCTGCTAAAGCTGAGGCTGAGCGTCAAGCAGAAATAGCACGTCAAGCAAATCAAGCGCATAAGAAAAAAATCTGCAATGAAGCTCTAAAAGGTTTGCTGGCTCTAGGTGTTGATGAGGCAAAAGGCAAAGAAATCTTGCAAGCCATCAATAAAGGCTTGGTTGCACACGTATCAATTAAATTTTAAGGAATAAAAAATGAATGCACCGGTACAAAATAACATTGTTCAAGCGCAAATGCATAAAGTTGCTTTGGCTTTTGACATGGTTGATGTTGACCCTGAACAGTTAAAGAAAACTCTTACAGATACAGTGTTTAAAGGAGCAAATGACGTTCAGTTAGTTAGCCTCCTAATTGTCGCGAATCAGTACAAACTTAACCCTTTTACAAAAGAGATTTATGCCTTTCCTGCAAAAGGTGGCGGTATTGTTCCAGTAGTTGGTGTGGATGGTTGGGCTCGAATCATTAACGATAATCCGCTTTGTGATGGCATTCAATTTGAGCAAGATGCTGAATCCTGCACATGCAAGATCTATCGTAAGGATCGAAGCCACCCTACTGTTGTTACCGAATATCTTTCAGAATGCCAAGGCGTTTCTGAGCCATGGAAAAAGTATCCAAAACGGATGTTGCGCCATAAAGCATTAATTCAATGTGCTCGTGTTGCTTTCGGCTTTTCGGGAATTTATGACGAAGATGAGGCGCGTCGTATTGATGAATGCCAGTCTCCAATGAAAAACGTTACGTCGGAAGTTCCTGAAGGCTACCAGGTATTTGAAGATGAGCACCTGCCTTTCTTTAAACAAGAAGCTCAGTATGGAACTAAACGCCTTCAAGTTGCTCATGGGAATTTACCAGGCGACGATCTGAAAAAAGCATTCTGGTCCAAACACTCAGCCTTATTAAAAGAAATCGCACAATTTGCTGATCAGGCTTTGGCTCGTGAGGGAGAAACCTATGAACATTCTCCAGCGTAGTGAAGATTGGCATGCTGACCGCTGCGGAAAGATTACAGCAAGCCGAGTAAAAGATATTGATGCAAAGCCAGCGAAAGGCAAAGCATATAACGCTCTGGCACTAACAATCCTAACTGAGCGCCTAACCGGCGTTCAAGAGGAATCCTATATCAACTCGGCTATGCAATGGGGTATTGATCAGGAAGCTCACGCCATTACAGCTTATGAAAATGAGACAGGTAATTTTGTGATTGGCACCGGATTGATTGACCACCCTGCAATCAGTATGAGTGGAGCAAGTCCGGATGGTTTGATTGATAAAGATGGGCAGTTAGAGGTGAAGTGCCCTAACTCACAAACCCATTTAAACACCGTTTTAACTAGAGAAGTGCCAGCGGAATATATTTCACAAATCACCTGGCAGTTGGCTTGTACCCGTCGTGAATGGTGCGACTTCGTGAGTTATGACCCTCGCCTGCCTGAGTATCTGCAACTCGTAATTATTCGTGTGTTTGCAAAGGATTTGGATATTGCCGGGCTTGAGCAAAGCGTGATTGCTTTTAACAAAACGATAGATCGGGCAATTGACCAGCTCGCATTAAATCAAAAGTTAAAAGTCGCATAAACCTACTTTAATAAAAAAGTAGACCGGATTTTTAGCATAGTTATTTATTTTAATAAAAGATTATTGAGGCAACAAAATGAAAATGAACGCACCAATTAAAATGGAAATGAAGGTTTATGCGGTTGAAGAGGAATCTGGCCAGCAAGCAATACTCACAATGTCGCTTCCTCTTGGTCAGTACCCTACCCGAACTACGCTAGAAACAATATTCAAGCAGGCTCAGGACGCTCTTCCAGATGGATTTCGTGTGATGGATAAGTCGGAGTTTTTCAACGCTTATCTTCAGGAAGAGTATGGAGCAACTGAAAAATTCGCTACTCCAGGCCCTTGTGATTTTACTGACGAAGTAATTGAAATGCAGGAGGAGGCGTG